TACATCACCATCATGACGAACATCATAATACGGGGCATCAAGCGGTATTGCAAAATCTTTTCAAAGGTATTTGCCATGTTACACCTCTATGTTTAACTTTGTTCCCTGCGGCCTATCCGCATTGGTCTTGCGGCCAAACCTATCATAAGTTTCCTGTAAGTCCAATCTTTGCTTTACAAGGCCCTCTAAATGCGCGTGATTAGCCCTATGTTCTTTTTCTACACGTTGCTCCGCTAAATGCGTCTCTATACGCTCACGCGCCCTCGTTTGCGCGTGTATGTCGCTTCCCACATTAAACGGCGCGTTGCCTATACCAGACACACCGTCAGCCATTAGCCAATTTATCCACGCCCCAGACCATTGCCGCGGTTCCTCCCAAGAAAATTGTAACACCTATCGCCAATGAAATACCCCAAAACAATCTATCCCTAGCTGCGGCTTGGGCTTCCAAGGCTTGTTTCTGGCGTTTTCTTGCTTCTGCCTGTTCACGCACAACCAAGTCCCACATGCCTGGGGGCCCATATAAGCGGCAATGGCTGCGAAGCGTCTCCATAGCTTCTTTGTGCGCCATTTTAGCTTGCGCTATAGCAAAACCTTCCTCTTCACTGGAAGTCAATCTTCCGAGTGGCCCCTTGTGCTTGCCCGATTCTGCAACAGCTATGTCGGCTTCTAATTTCGCCAGCTTTCCAAAATGAGGCAGAATAGAGTTCATATCCTTGCCAGCTTGCACGGCACTACTAATCCCGCCAGCTATCTTAGTGACAGCCCCAGCCAATGCTAAAACTTCTATCATAAAACCTTACCCACTCTGGCTACAGGAGGACACCGATAGTCATACGGTATCCGCACAATGTACGGGTAATGATAGTAAAAATGAGATAGTTCCCTTGGACAACGGTACACACACGCCTTGTGCATGTCTCCGCCCGACATCCCCACCAACACTGCGGTGAGAGCGCACAACACTAGAACTCTCCGACAAACCTCTGTGGTCGGGCTATCGGACTAAACCGCTTGTTAACCATACCGCCAGAAGAATATTTACTTTTACCCGCTTTGCTCAACGCAATAGCAACCGCTTGATCTTGCGGTTTTCCAGCAGCCATTTCTGTCTTGATGTTCTGGCTGATAACACCCTGTGATTTACCCTCCTTGAGAGGCATTTCTTTGCTCCACAGCTTGACGTTGCACATCTATGCGCTCGCGGTTCACATCAGTCCGATCATCCGCAATCTGCTCCTGCAACTCTAATCGAGCCGCGTCCGTTACCGCCCGCTGCTCAACCTTCATTCCTTCCAGTTCCAATTTGGCTTGATCAATCGCCGCCTTGTGATTGGCTTCCATCTCCTTGATCGAAAGCTCCTTCATGCGAATATCCACTAAAGGATCTTCGTTGCCTTCATCCGCGCCCTTGTACGTCATCAACGGCGTTATTTCCTTAATCAACTCAGCCTCAACCTGAGCAACTCGTGCCTCAACCTGATCAGGTTCAAACTGCGTCTGCAACTGGGCCGGAGCCTGTTGTTGTGCCTGCATCATCATTTGCTGCGCCGACGCAGGATCTAATGCCCCCGTCTGAACTAACAACTGAATCTGTTGCATCTGCTCCTGCTGAGACTGCTGGTTCATACCCTGCTCCTCGTTCAGAGCCGCTATCTCCGCATCAACCATCTCACGAGCCTTCATACTAACATGCTGCAAGATATGCGCGAATAACGATGCCAACACAGGCGGAGCGTTCTGTAAAACAGATAACTCAAGCAAAGCCAAGTGTGACTGAATATGCGCGTCGTGATCCTGTTGCGGAAACGGCTGCGGCTTCTGACCATTTATTATCAACCCATTCTCTACCGCCGGATCCGCTGGCTGCGGAGGAGGTGGAGGTGGAGGCAGAATCTCGTCTATGTTCTGCACCTCTAACGCTTGATACATTCTGCGGTACGCCGCATGCAGATTGTGCATCTGCGGATTGGATTGCGCCAACTGAAGTTGAGTCTGAGCCAGCGTAACCCGTTGCGACATTGAGAATATATTCGGATCTGAGACTGGGAGGACATCTATCCGAGCGTCAAAGTCTTGCGCCTTAACCTGAGAAGGTGCACCCGCCACCTCGTAGGGGTACTCCGGAGGCAGGTTTTCCGCGAAGATACGCGCCAGCAGTCTAAATTCTGCCTTCTGCGCGTAGTGCAACCGTTTGTGAATGGCCGACATAACCTTCATTCCACGCTCCAGCATGGCAACCGTAGTTCCCACAGGCGTTTCCTGATTCATGTCCGACATCTGCTGATCAGCTAACGCAACAAACCTACGTCCATCACTAACCAGTCCACCAAGCATTTGTGCCAACGTCGCTGACGGCTCCTTGTAGGGCAGAGGCACAATAGCGTCTCTGATGCTCCCACCTGGGGCGTCAATGTCCCTAAACTCTCCGGGCTGTAACGGCTCATCGTCATTGCGTACACGCACTCCACGGGCCTTAAATCCAGCGGGAAGGTTGGCTAACGTACCAGCGTCGATCAACTGACGTAACAAACTCGTAGCTGCGCGGCCTAAACCACCAATCATATGCACCAAACCAAAGCCGTAAAAGCCCAGACCCGGAGTAAATTTGTAGTGAACAAAGTATTGGCGCTTGCGCTTAACTAAGTCTTCCATCGCATAGTTGCGGCGGATAGCCAAGATCTCTCCAGACGTATCGTCTATCGTAACAATATACGGAAGCTTAATACCAGTAGGCTCACCAGTCATAGGGTCCGTATCCTCGAATCCCTCAATGTCCAGATCAGCATGCATTTCCAGAATTGTCAGAACATCATCGCTGTAGTTCTTAGACAAACCCTCAAGCTCGTTGACCTTCTGACGAACGGAATCCTCCTCCATGTCCGAAGAACCCTGCAAGTCCACATCACGGTACATTCCCGCAACCTGCATCTTACGAACATCGTTCTCGTCCATGCGTAAAACATGCGTCACACGAGTCGCCGTCATCAAATCAGACGCCGAATACGGTACAACCAAATCCTGCGCCGGAATAAACTTAGACACCGCCCGCTGTCTGGTCGGATCAAAGTAAACCTTCTTAAAGGTAGAGCCACTCAACGGGAGATAATACAGCAGCTGATCCATATCCGGATCATACTCTTCCATCACCTCAGTAATCTGATAGTTCATAAAGTCCTTAACACGCGTAGCCTGCTGCTCACGCTCAGGCGTCTTGGCTCCAAGCACACCCGTGCGAACCGGACCACCAGAAGGCAGTAACTCTTTATACGCCTGCGCCTGAAACTGCGTAACACTCTCAGCAACCATCGGATGCGTTATGCCACTTGCGCCCTCAAACGGAGTCGTCCGCTCCTCAGTCTTCAAACCAAGTAGGTCAAGTCCTTTGACATAAGTCTCTTCCCACTCAGATCTGGAATCCAAATCCTCTTCGTACAAAGCCCTCAAGTCACTCGACAACTCTCCCAGAGTCCCGTCATCCAAGAAATCAGCAAGGTTTGCGTCAAACGGAATCAACTCCTCCTGAGTGGGCAACTGCCCCGCCTCAGACAACGCTTGAATAATCGCGCCGCCCTGACCGTCGTCAATAACCTCTGCACCCCCAGGGAACTGCATCGGCTCATCTACCGGAATCTCTACATCTGGAAGTCCCGCTGTGTCATCGAGGTCAAGCCCCGGTGCGACCATGTTAGGTGGTAAAGCCATTAATAATACTCCCTCTTACGGGGCCTCCATTCTAAGCTGCCCTCGTCCTCACCATGCAGCGAAATAAATCCGCCTTGACGAAAACGCATCAGTGCTAGGGTCATACTATCACAAAAGTCATCATGATCGCCATTAGGAAATGAAACTACTTCCTCAACGACCTCGTCAGCAAACTTTTCGTGCATAGGGGCCCACACCATTTCTGCTTCAAACAGAGGCGCAACCATGTGCATTCTCGTTACCTTATCACTACCTTTGCCCGGTGAGAAGCCCAAGGCTGGAATACCACGAAGCCGCAACTCGTCAATAAGTGGCGTTCCCGTCGCTTTCGCTTCGACCAACACCATATCCGGCTCCCAATATTCGTGCTCCTCATAGGCAATCTCCTTTAGTTCAGGAAAGTTCCAACGACCCCTGCGGGCGTCCATAAGTATGATATGATCAGGACCACCGTCCTCGGGCTTGAATACCCCCCAAGTCGTGATCGCACTGTAATCCGCTGTTTCCTTCTTAGAGAACGCCGTGTCATAAGCCTGCAAAACATAATCCAAACGAGGGATCTTCTCCTTGTCCCAGTCCTGCCACCACTCTCTCTTGATAATCGCACTCTCAGATGCAGTAGGCTGCTGCTGCCACTGCGCGTTCCATTTGCCAACAGGCAAAGACGCCTTGATCGACAACAACGTATCTTTGTCCCAGAACTCCGGCCATAACGGCTTGTCGCTGGGCATAATCGCAGGAAACTCCACGACCTCCCACTGATCCGCCATCTTATCGCCAGTCTGAGCCTGCAATAAACGACCAGTAAGATCCTTCTTACCCCAGCGAGTCATAACCAGAATAATAGAACCCCCCGGCTGCAAACGCTGCCGTGGACCAGATGTGTACCACTCATACGCGTTGTCGAACGCGCTCTCGCTTAACGCATCCTGTTCCGAATGCGGGTCATCAATGATGAGTAAATCCGCACCACGGCCCGTAATGGCCGCTCCAACACCCGCCGCAAAGTATTCAGCACCCTTGTCAGTGCCCCACTTACCCGCGCCCTTGTTATCTTCCTTGAGGTTAGTCTCTGGAAAAACCTCTTTATACGCTGGATCATCAATCAAATCCCTTACTTTTCTACCAAACCGTACCGCCAACTCAGTGTTGTGCGTGGCCTGAATGATTTTTAATTTCGGGTTTCTACCTAGAAACCAAGCAGGCATTAAGTAGCTTGCAAACTCTGACTTCGAATGCCGAGGAGGCATGTTAATAATTAATCGCTTGAGCTCCCCTCGTGCAACACGTTCAAGTTTTTCCGCAATAATCCGGTGATGCCGACCTTCAATGAAGTTTTCATACACATGATGCGCAAACGGCATAAACCGTTCGGAAGCCTCCTCCCGTAAATCCAGCGTCTTTTTGGCTTCCGTTAACGCCAGTATCTCTTTTAACGCGTCTTCCGGTAAAGCCTGTAGATTCATCGACGTACCTGCATAATCCCCGTATTAGCTCCAGCCAAACCGGACTGCTGCCGTTGCTGCTGTGGGCCGCGCATCATCTGATTCATCTGCGTTAATTGCTGCTGAATTGGATTTGGAGCCATGGGTTGTAACGGAGTTGGTATAAAATTGCCTATAGGTTGTGTGTAACCAGGGTTTCCACCCGGCGTCACGTTCATCGGATCAGGTAACTCATACGTCGGAGCAGACGGCGAATCAGGAAGTAACCCAGTATCAGGATCAATCACACACATCATCTGATCTTCGTCGTACACATACCCATCAGGACATGGATCCGCGGGCCCAGCAGCTTCCATCGGGGCAGGAGAATCATCATCCCCACTACCCATACCAGCCATAATCGACTCGCGCTTCTGAACCTGCATTGGATCCTCGTCCAACGTGTTCTCGTCCTTCGTATTGTACGACATGCCCAACGCGTTATACGAATACGTCCGACCCTCAGAATCTCGATACACAGGCTTGCCGTCAATAATATTCACAATCGGATCATCCGACCGCGCACCGCCAAGATACCCAAGCGCCCTCTGAGGAGCACTCGTCAGAATCGCAGATAGACCTTCCTGCTTTGCCGCTGGTAAAGTTAAAAAATCCGAAGAGTATTCATCCGTCCGACCAGAAGATACCGCTGGATAAAGCTGCTCAAACGTGGGCTTGTTACCCTCAGAATAACTAAAACCCGTAACCTTCCCTTTGTCATCCCGCTCAACAATATCAGGCCGAGCTAGAGGACGAACAGTAGCCGTTTCAGGCAATCCCGTAGAACCTGAGTCCGAACCCGAGGGAGGATTGTTCGCCGTATACTTATCCGCAGCGGCCTGCCCTTGGTTCTTCGCAATCGTCTCCGCCGTCCGCTCGTGGTACGCGTCGTCCTTTTTCCTAAATCCAAGGCCCATGGTTATATCGTCGTATAAACTCATTATTTTACCCCTCCTATGGCCGGAAGTCCGTAGCTGGCAGAGGGTATTTCTACCCCATATTCAGCGTTTAAAGCATCAAAATAGGGGTTAAATGACTGATTTAAGTCAAATCCACCCTGTGACATCCCCATCTGAGGACCCGCAAATATATCAGTGTAATCCGTCGTACCATACGCATCAGGGCCCATCTGACCACCCATCGGAGTAGGCTGGAAAACATTCGGATCAAACCCACCCGTAAAATCTATAGGCTTCAAGCTATACTGCCCAGGATCAAGGGCCGTGTCACTCAAAGCATCCATCGCCTGCGTATAAGCTGGCTGCGTAGGCGCCTGTATAGAGCCCAATCCAGACGAAATCCGCTTCTCACGGTCCGCTGCGTTATCTGCCAAGAACGCACGAGACTGAAAACCTCGAGCATCCCGACGTAAACCCTCCGCAACACCACGTTCAGCGTCCAAATCAGCCAACGTCTTCGTCTGAGTACCCGTCAACGTAGCAAAATCATCGCTCAACGTGTCATAATCCGTGCTCAAAGTACCGTAATTACCAAATAACTCGTCATACGTCCCTTTTAACGCAGTCTTATCCTTGTCCAACTGGTCGTAATTATCCTGCAACGTGCCCAAATTACCAATCGCAGTGTTGTAATCCGTGGTCATCGTTCCGTAATTAGACGTAAGCGTGTCATACAACCCACTTAACGTGTCATACTCACCAGCCTTCGCATCCAAATCCGCCTTGGTCGTGCCCTGTAACTCCTCAAGAGTCCCATATTGACCGCTCAACGTGTCATAAGTGCCCTGCAACGTACCATAATCCGTGGTCAACGAACCGTAATCCCCGAACAAAGTATCAAACTCGCCCTGCAAATCGCCCATCTCACCAACAGTGGAGTTGTACGTCCCCTCTAAAACACCATACGCGTCCTCCGCAGCCTTCAACTTCTCCTTGGTGTCCTCAATCGCTACAGCCTGATTGTAGTTGTAACCCAAACTTGTCGAATCATCCGACGTATCGTAATCATAACCCATCTCATCCAACAGATTTTTATAACGATCACGCTCACGAACCTCGGCCAACAAATCAACCAACTGACCAGAAGTCATACTCGAATCATAAGTGGACCCATAACCAAGATCCGAAATAGCCGTCGCCGCGTTGCTACGATCCCGAGCCTCAATGTACTGATTCAAGTAGCTGTTTATATCAGCGTCATCCCCAGGCAACAAATTGTCGTACCCAAGACCCGAAATCCGATTCTGAAACTCCCCGTACAACTCGTTGTTGTAATCGTCCTGAGTCCGATAAGAACGACCCGTGTAATCAATAGTCTGCTGACCACCAAACGTATCGTTGAAACTGTAAATCTGATCAGAACCTGGAGTGTAAATCCCCGGATCATACGAACTAAACGTCGTATATGAAGAATCATCCTCACCCATCCAATCAGGCCGCTGATTCAATATCGCATTCGTCTGGCTCTTGTACCGCTGATATTGAGATCCGTAACCCGCGTTCTTTACATCATCACTCTCATTAGACAACCAACTGTCAAAATCCGTCGTACCCTCACGAAGACGCTGGTCATAAAACGAACGATCATCGTTCTTCATATCCGCGTCAGTAGCGTGAATCTTCTGCGTATAACCAGATACAACATGCTCCGGTATATACGAACCACGCTCCTCCGCCGTTAATCCAAACTGATCCTCGTTTAAATAATTTACATAACTACCAAACTTGTCATTAAAATCAGCGTCCGGCTTGTTCGCAGCACTCCATGTCGCAAAATCATCAGGAGTCGGTATTACAGGAGCAGCCGCTTTTTTACCGCCGCCGCCGCCACCAAAAACCTCTTTTAATATCGCTCCGCCAATAACCGCCGCAAAGAAATTAAACATCAGATAAAACTCCGGTCCACACTCCAACTGTTAAACGCTTCTAACATACGTCCACCAACAAATCTACCTCGCTCCTCGGTCAAGCGTAATACCCACGAGCAGCACCACCAAACGGACTAGCCTGCTGAGGTTGAGCATAAACCTGCTGCTGCCTGTTCTGAGGTTGAGCCGCACCCAACTGACCCTCAAAAGTAGCCTGACCAACACTCGGCATCACTCCAAACTGCCTCTGAGGCATCTGACCATAAGCCTGCTGAGAACCATAACCACCACCCATCTGCTGCATCCCGCCACCACCAGCAAAAGCCTGCGATAACAAAGCAACCAACATCTGCATCGTGTTGTTCCCCATCTGCTGATGACCAAAACCACCACCATAACCACCCTGCTGCATCGGATGACGCATCATCGGAACCTGCCGCTGCATCTGCATAGGTGCCTGACCCATGATCCCACGCTGCTGCTGACGCATCATCTGCATCATCTGCTGACGTTGCTGCTGCTCCTGCTGATGACTCTGATACGCATCACTCGACGTAAACGCAGTCTGTAACTCATTCAAACGAGCTAACTCATCCTCAGTAGGACCCAAACTCCGCTGATACTCCTGTAAAGCCATGTAATCAGCATTGTCCGCAAACGGATTCGCAGGACGCTGCGGCGCAGCCATCAAACCACCCATCTGATTTATCTGTGCAAAAGACATGATCCTCGCTCCTCGGTTGTTGAATGCAGTTTATAACAAACCCAAATGAAAATATAGGGGCGATTTTTCTCGGTACTTGTGCACTGGATACAAGTCCAATGAAATTACCCCCGAATGATTTTACAAAACCATGTATATAAGTCGCATATAGCAGCAGCACCCCCCAAAAGGGGGGTGCGGGGGTCGGCGCCCGCGGCGCGGGCGGGCGCGGGCGGGCGGAGTAACCCCCAAAGATGGCGCCGGATGGATGAAATTAATTGATAAAACTTGTAATTAATTGCATTTTAGGTGTTGACTATCTGACATCTATGCTCTACATCTATAGATGTAGCAAGGACGCTACGGTCAATAAAGGAAAGAAACAATGTCAATCACCAAAGCAAACCAATTAGGTCGGATCGCGGAGCTCGAGGCTCAAATCAAAACTCTTACAAAAGAACGCGACGCGCTGCGAGCCGACAGCGTTTCATTCGGGTACGCCCGCTGGGAGTACACGGTCCGGATGAGCGCGCCATCACTGGCATGGTGGAAAGAGAACCGCCCGACAGTATGGCGCAAATATGCCAAAGAGACACGCGTCAAGAAGTTCGTCGCGGTATAATTCAACGGGGGGCGGTTGCCCCCCACATTCAACAAAGGAAAGAAAGATGGACAATAAAACTAAAACAATCAAACCCCACGGGTTTTTCAACACTCCAGAGTCATTTGATGTGATCGAGGATTGGATCAATCGGCACCCCAAAGAGGATCGAATCCACTTGATGACAGCTGCGATGATGACTTGGAACTATGCCTGCAAAGTAGCAAACGACGAATAAAAAGACTTGTAGCCCAGTACCATCTGGGCTACACTCTACTTGTTCAATTAGGAAAGGAAAGAACAATGCCAAGAACTTCATTTGGAAAAATCCGCCCAGCGGATACACCCTACGCTACATATGCCAACGATCACGGCATGGTGTGGAAGGTTCTAAAAACTTACAAGCACTCAGCTGCTGAACAGAAAGATCCCTATGCTCGCTGGTTTGTAGCAGCCACATCGCCTATGATGCACGATGGGGGTTACGAGCTTGGCGATACCTACGCTCGAGATATCACTCGATTGTACAGAGGCTTTCTAATCGACGCGGATCCAGAATGGTGCGACGAGTATGGTGCGCCACAAGAGAACATCCCAGCGTTATAAACTGAACCCCGCCCCTGGCTGCTCCGATATCTGGAGTCTACGCGCCAGGGGCTTTTCTATAAGGAAGGAAAGAACAATGGAAACTATATGGAACATCACGCTGGGCTTTGTCATGGGCTTGATCATTGCAACCGTGCTCTTCGGGCCCATCATCATGGGCTGGGTATAACGCCATGAACATCACAAGCACAATCGAAAGCGGATGGCGCTACGTTTATGACGAAGACTATCAGCGAGCACAATCATATGCGGATGATCTGGTTACCGCTGCGAGCCTTAATCAATGGCATGACAATCGAGGCACACGAGGCTGGCCCCGGGTATCACTACCCTGGGAACGAAAAGAAGATAACTTGCTGCTGCGACTGCTGCGCGAGTTCGATGGGCGAGGAAAGAAAAACGTCATCGAACTATGTATCGCCCAATCGCTAGGACGCACCCCAGTATCAGTTCGCACTCGGATCAACGCTATTCGATAACACATAAGAATCCCCTGGCTCTTGGGTTAATGAGCCTCTTTCCTTCGGGCCCAGGTGCGCAGCGCCTGGGCCTTTGGCGTTCGGGCCGCAAAGCGCAAGGCGCAAGGCTCGCTCCGCTCGCAAAAAATATGTCAAGGCGCAGGACCGTTGCCACTTGGCAACCTTTGGCAAGTGACAAATAACTTGTTGACAGCTTGTTTGCTATATGCGAAGATGGGTCATAGGCAATCAGGCCTATCTCAACAAGGAAAGATGTTATGAGAAAATCTTACGTTTCAGAAACTACCCTGAAGGTTCAAGTCGAAATCGATCTGGGCGAAATCGAAAACCTGATTAGCAGCTTGAGCGATCTGGACACCGCGGAAGGTAAAAACTACCGCGCCAAAGAACTGGTAACCAAATTGCAAAAGCTCAAGCGCGAGGCTGCCGAGGAAGCGCGTCGCGGATTTGAGCGGATG